TCTAATACTGTTGGAACATAAAGTTGTTTAAGTAGAAAAATGTTTCTCTTTTTCGTTTGTATATCTTCTTCGTAAGTGTAGTTTGTCACAGCACTGACTTCACTCGCTGTGATATATTGTCTCAACCTATCATCATAGTAAGTCACTGAAAAATCACTAGGAACTTGCTGCTCACCAGGAACAATCACAACTCCATTGCTATTTTTTATTTCTATTGTCTCGTAATGATGCACTCCATTATATAAAGAATCATAACTTCCATACTTTGCGAGGCAATACTCATCAAAACGATTTTGTGATAATGGCCATTCAGTTTGAACGTTTATTATATTATTACTTTGTAGAACAATCCAATCTAGAGTAGGATCTCCATATACTTTCGCAGCTACATTATCTGGACGATCATCACCCTGTATTTGATATTTTGTGAAGAAGGTAATATCTTGGAAGATATCTTCACGAATGACACCTTTTTTGAATAAGTTTTTTACTTGAATATAATCAGAGATCTTCGCATCAGGAAGTCTGTTGACATATTCAAAGTTCGGTAAACGATTGAAGTAGTTTGACATTTTAGAAACCTATTTCGGCTATACCACCTGGACCTAAGTCTTCGCCTGGTTGAGCTAATTCGTTTGCAGTATCATAGTCCTCTGCGAACACTGGATCAATCTCACCAAAAGTTAATGTCATTTGATAAGAGTGCATAGATCCATCTCTATATGTAGCATAAGTTCCTTGAGGAGTATAATCCACTCTCATGTCTTTAAGGACACAATCTTTAAACTTATGTAGTGAGTCATGTTGATCATTTTTATGTAAGTATCTTAGTTTAAAAAAGTCTGGCGAACCTAAGAAAAAAGATCCCTCCTTTCCTTTTTTAACAGCCATTGATCTCTTCAACATGTTTATGATAGTTTTTATTCTAACTGCTTCGGTGTCATTTCTAGGGGACATTAAAAATACGATGGGGAAATCTCTCAGCACTGGACCTTTAAATAGCAACTCAAGGTTAGGATTTAAGATCTGTCCCTCAAATCTTGAGGATAAAGTATTAATAGTTTGATTAGAAAAACCACCCAGAGCAGCAGATGCAGTTGCACTACCTATAAGATTTTTCACTGATTGTTTATCGGCAGCAAGGTTTTCCCTTAATCTATCAAACCCTCCTCCTATTGTACTACCCTTACCAGCCGCCTTGTCGGCATCACTTTCAAATAGTTTTTTGATACCTGCGATTGCAGTAGCCTGCAGGAAGTTCATTGTATTTCCATCATAATCGACCGTATTTTGATCTCTTATGTTTGATTGTATTGGAAGATATATGGTCGTGAGGGTTTTTTCTTTTCCTTGTTCATTTAATGTTGCTCGTTGTATTTGATCATTACTATCTCTTATTTGTTTCCCTCCAGAGAACCTAACTGGTTCTCTATCCATTATTCTGATTTCAAGTGCGTCTTGAGTTGCTAAATCAAGGTCTTCTGGATATGATATTTGTGATACTCTCTTAAAAGGTTTTGATTCAAAAGGATCCCGACCGCCAGGTGCAAATGGATTATCGTATGATTCAGGGATTGGTTCACTTTCAACAGGTTTGTTTGTGTTAAATAATCTATTTTGTAGTGAGCTATCTTTATTTTTAAAAGTGTCTGATAAGAGAACTCTCTCTCCATCCTTTCCAGATCCATCTTGAAATGACTGGTTGTTTACTTGATTTTTTACACCTTTAGCAAAGGTTGAATCGCTGTCATTCAAATCAGCCAAAAGATCATCATATCCATTTACTTGGTCTTTTGAATTTTTTATAGCGGTAAAATCTACTGCCGTAGAGTTAAGTGGAAACTTTGGGTCATCATCTGCACCTAAGTATGTTCTACCTCCGTCAGATGAAATGGCAATTGGGACATATTTTTCACCCTTCTTGTCACTTGCATAAATGACATTATATGATTTATATTCTGGAGTATCTATATCACCAGTGAAAACAGTCATGGTCCTGACATAGGTGTAATGAACCTCTGTGTTTGAGGGAGCACCATTTGATCTACCCACAGGTATCTTATAAAAATTTTCATCAGTAATATATGTACTGTTAAAAGGTTTATCTAAATTTTCCTGACCATTTTGTATGTACTGTGCGTCACCATTGATGACCTCTTCTGCGTTGCCTCCTTCAAACGTTGATTGTCCCACTACGGTATCCTTTTTTTATCTATTTAGTGATGAACTTGCCATATCTGACAGAGAGTAGGTCATCGAGTTCATTTCTCTGAACAATGTAGACCTGACCTGCAATTTCATTCCATGTGTATTGTCTTGTCTCTCTATGATGAAAGTTTGTCCCACGAAATCCCCATGCAAATAAATCTGTGACTGCGACAAGTGGGTGTTGATCGTATCTGATTCCAGGTGTTTTAGCGTTGTAAACGAAAGTGCAAATGCTTCCAGCGTCAGGTATTGGCGTAACTGTATCACTCAGTGCATCCATGATCATTACCATCTGATCTTCCTGATCCATGGTTCCACCATTTAGTTCAGATAGGATGGGTTCGATACGGTTCATTTGATACCCAGTTCTCTTTCGGTTATAATCTTAAACTCTATTCTACGATCAGCACAATACTCCTGTGCTGCTTTCCACTTCGCTTGATTGACTGCATAAGTCTTGCACTCATAGATATAAGATTTTGTCACTCTTGACTTTTTCTTTGGTGGTGCAGTCTGTTTTTCTGGTTTGACTTCAACCACATAGGTTTTGATCTTACCAGTTGACTCCTTTACCTTGATTAGAAAGTCAGGAAAATATCTATGAACTCTATTGTCGATAGGAGAGATGTATGGGATACAAAACTCTTCTGATCCCCATGCTAAAAT